TTTCAGGAGACTCGCGAGTCTTAGTGACTTGCACGTGCCCACTAAAGAACCTGCTGTGGTTTTTCTGTCCGGCGGTTGTGTAGAGTATAGCGACTTGTCGCTAGTCTCCCACCAATCGTTCGGACGGTAGATTACAGCATGTCCATGCGTGTAAGGCGTGGCGCTTGGACCTTATTTCATTCTCCTCACGCCGATTGCGGAGGTTCATGAATGAAAGAATGGTCCGAGATTTCGGTTGAAAGACACCGAGTTCTAAGTGATGACGGTAGTTGGGACTCTTACCCGAATTCCTGGGTCACCACCCCTCCACAAGTTGGCGATTATAACGCTCCGGTTTCGTACCGGAATGAGCGTAAAAGTCGTCAAACTTGGGATGTGGTGGTACCTGGATGGAAGGAAAAGATAAACAACGGTGAGATCGTTAACAACGATTTTATTGACGTGAGTCTGGAAAGTGGTTTCAACCCGTTGGAATACTATGCAAAGGTTAAGCACATTTCCTCAGGTCGCATCGCTGATGTTTACGGTGGGAACTGGGGACCTTATTATCCGAACGGCGCTAGCTTTCCAACTCTGCCTACGTTGGCCGAATTGCTTGCTATTGTCTGTCCGGATGAAGGATCGCTTCGTGCTGAAGCGGTTACTACTGCCTTTGCAAGGGTCGACACTTCTGAACTAGAAGTGTTGGCAAGTCTGGGCGAACTGCCTGAGACCGTAGACTGGTTCAGAGATGTTCTTAAACGTTTAATAGCCGCGATGGCTATGTTGAAAAAACGTCAATATCTCTATGCGTTGAACCAGTTGAAAACTTCCCTCCGTAGGAAGGGCGCCTTTAAAAAGACCACAAAGACTGTGGCATCTGGCACCGAGGACTACTGGATGGAATGGCGTTATGCTATTCGACCTCTTATTTTCGAGGTTCAGTCCTATCTTGCGGCTCTCGACTCGAAAGTCGAATCTGCCGTACGTAAGACTGCACGTTTTTCTACGTTCGATTTGGCAGAAGCTATTTCATCTCCAGCGACATCACATACGGAATACTTTTTTCGCGCTAACGTAAGGCGCACCGTCACTACATCTCGTTCTATTCGGGCCGGAGTTTTATACTCTTTAGATCCGGAAAAAATGGGATGGTGGACGCATCTAGGTCTCGACGCTCCTGTAAGCGCTGCTTGGGCGATTACTCGTTTAAGCTTTGTCCTTGACTGGTTTTTTAATATTGGTCAATGGATCGCTTCATGGGAACCACGCGTAGGGCTTACACCCTTATCGTCGTGGGTTGTCGAAACCCGTGGCCATTCAACAATCGATATTTGGTTACCTACAAGTATCCCCTTTACGGGGTTCACCACGTTGGATAGTCATGTAAACAGTAATGGAGGAGCGTACTGCAATGTGCAGTCAAAGGTTCGTTGGGTCAACCCCGACCGCCAATTCCTCCCTACCTTTCGTTACACTGGCCTCAAAGTCGCAAAGGTCGCAGACCTTGTGGTGATTGGCCGGAAACTTGCAAGTCAGCTGCTTCGCTGACACACTTATTTACCGAAGGAGTAGATACCATGTTGGATAACACGATAACCCTCGCATATGATGCAGAAGGTGATGGAAACCCCGTTGACGTAGTCATTCGACGCTACCAGGAGTACACGGATCGCTCTGTGTACGTTTTCCCTGATGCCGAGAGTGGTGACCACAACGTTACGTTCTACCGCACCTTGCCCAAAGCTTCGGGCAACTTCAAAGGTGTGGCACGTGTTCGGCAGAAGCTCTCCATTCCAGTGACGGTTGACGGCGTAGACGGTAATCCCGTCGCGTCCGCAATTATCATTGAATGGTCGGGTTCTGTGCCGAAGGGTTGTACGGAGGCTATGATTACCGCCGCCGTCATGAAGGGCATCTCACTCCGTCTGAATACGGCCCTGCGCCAGTTACACATTGTGGCACAGGAAATTTAAGAAACAATTAACCGCATTCTTACGGAGGTCTCGGTATGAAATTTATCAAGGCTGGTGCCAAGGTCAACGAGAGGTTGACCTTACCCAAGGATCTACAATGGAAGATCTTTGGTACCCTTTTGGACGACCTGTGGAGAAAGAGCAACGAGTCGTCAATGAGCCATGACGCAACGGTGTCCTCGGATGAGCTTTACGCTCGTCTAAAGGGTATTGTCCGCCGACGGTCCGTTGACGATTTGATTGCTATTATCCCCGAACTCACACCACGATGTATTGTAGAGCGAGTTGGTACTGAGAAGCGAAATGCTTTTTTGTTTTTTGTTCAGTACCAAGCAGGTGCTTTCCTTAAGAAATACCCTTTTCGCGCGAAAGAAGCGAAGTTAAAAGCCATTGAGAAGTTCCTTAGTTTGGAACACCGATGTGGCCTCTTTAATTCCGAGAACCATCGTGCAATCTGCAAACTAAATGACTGGCATGATCGATTTTTGAATGTGCTGGAAGAAATGCGAGCAGATATAAAACGGGTATTAGGAGAGTGTCCCCCTGATGATGTATTCGTCAAATCCAAGCATGGTCCGGGTGCCAGTGTTGAGACTGATTCTAGTAGTGGCGAAGTAACTGAGTTTTTTAAATTCAGCAATTTGCCCTACTACGTCACTCAGCAGGCACTCCCCCTTGCTAGGGAAGTTATTGCCAGTGATCAACGCTGGTTAGGCGCATTAGACGAATGGTACCGTAGAAGGTGTGATAACCTCTACGGACCAATAGACCTCGAAGATTTCTGGTCTAGAATCTTTTGCGTCCATAACTTCAGCCGCATTGCCACCGTCCCTAAGTCCTTCGAAATTGATAGGACTATAGCTATAGAGCCTCGTCTTAACGTCTATTTACAACTAGGCGTAGACCGATATCTCCGCCGCCGCATTTCGCGGTTTTGGGGGTTCGATCTCGACGATCAAACCTGGAATCAGGATTGTGCGTACATAGGTTCCCTTTTCGGGGATCTAGCAACGCTCGACCTTGCCGGAGCATCAGACACCGTAGCATTAATTTGCTGTAGGATCTTATTGCCCCCTGCTTGGTTTTCTCTGCTTCTAGATTTGCGCTGCCCTGCTGGCGTTATGCCGGGTGGTGATACCCTGTTTTTTGAGAAAATTTCCTCAATGGGTAATGGCTTCACGTTTGCTTTGGAGACCCTAATCTTCGGTGCTGCCGTACGTGCTGCAGTACGAAGAACACAATCAATAGGGCCGTCTAGCGTTTACGGGGATGACATCATTGTCCCTGTGACCGCCTACGCGTACTTAGTAGAACTACTCGAATTGTTAGGTTTTCGTGTAAACGAAGATAAATCCTTCGCTTCGGGTCCGTTCCGCGAGTCGTGTGGTCAAGACTTTTTCCACGGGATCGCTGTAAGGCCTCTGTTTTTGTCGCAGAAGCTTCAAGGAATCTCTGACCTTTTTTACATGCACAATTCAGTTTTTGAACTTGAGCGCAGGTTGCCATGGACGTGGGGAGTAGATTTCTCTGCTACCTTGGCATTAATCCGTAAGTACATACCCCCAATTTATCGGGAGCAGTGCTATGGACCGCCGTCGGAGAGCCTAGATACCTACCTTTTTTCTTGGCGGAAGCCAAGGGAGGAGTACTGGGGCAAAGATCACCCTGTACATTGGGGTAATGCAGGAGTCTGTAAAGTTGTGTATAAGCTGGTCCCCGTGGCGGTTGACTTCGAACGCCTTGGAAAGAGATATCATGATTTCCATTTCAGGAAACTCATGGCATCTCTAGGCGAACGAGAACAGTCAAAGCCATGGGAGATCGGCAAACGCACGCTTCCAGCGAAAGGGAACGTCTTCAATATAACGAAGCGTTCACGGGTCACCCTCAAGTGTACCCGTTCGCGGCTCCCCCAATGGGGGGGAAGGAATGGTAAGTAACAGACCTCTGAGCGTCATCACACGCGCTTAAGTCTTCCACGCATGTGGGCCGGG